TTTAAAAAGGAGGGATCCTAAATCCGAAAAAGATGTTTCAAGAATTAGAGGATTTATGAGGGCACATTTTTTGAATGTAGATTTTAAACTTCATCAACGTAAATCAGAAGAATTTATAAAAGAAACTGTACCAGATGATTTATTTAAAAATGCACCAGAAGATATAAGAGCTGAAATTGATAGATATGCAGGTTCTGTATCACATGTAGTACAATTTCAAGAAATTTTACCAGCCATTCAAGATGAACTATCGCATCATACATCCATTGCAGAAGACGCAGAAGGTGGAATGCGACAAAGAAGGACTAGAAAAGGTAAACGTACACACTATGTACGTTCTCGTCGTATGTATCGTCGTACTCTACATAAGAAGTAGATTTTGGTGCAAACAACCCATGCGTCACCTATGGGGATTACCCAGTACAGGCGTATTTCTTGACGCCCCACTTTGGAACACGTATTGCAGTATACACGTTCAACCCAGTACTTTGGAGGAAGTATCTCCTTATCTTGATCGTAAACCTACTTATTTAGAGTCTGCTTATTGTTCCGTTTACAAGAATCCAGACATTCAAGGCTGTATGGTGAGCAGAAAGGTAAAGTTTCATTATCCAACCATCCTAGACGCTTATTATCATGAAATTATCAAATCAGATTCGGAAACCATACGTCAATCGTTGTTTCAAACTCATGAATATTTTCGTAGAAAGGATACAAAATGTGCCATTTCCTTATTCTCTTCTCCTACACGTATCGCATGGCTTGTACCCGTCACACGATATCCAATAGAATGGATACGTAGTTATTGGTTTAAAAAATATCCCATTCCCAAGTCATCCTTTGTCAAAGGTACCAAGGATAACTTGTCTCTTTTGTACGATGCATGGAAAAAACCTTTTTTGTGTCAAATGAATCCATCCTTGATTGGATTAGCTGACATGATAGATTCCAAAAGGATATCCCTCTTTTATTATTATCAAGAATCGTTATCAGCCATCTTTTTCTTTCAAAATACACTAGAGCTAGACAAGGACGATGCCATTTTAGATTGGATTGGAACGATACGATTCACCAAAGATCCCATTGAAAAAGCCATTTCTACTCTTCTCTATAGTTTCCGTAAAGTCTATCCAATTCTTCGTATTCATCAAGTTTCAGATACGCCTAGATATAACGGGTATAAACAATCCCATTTGAACCATTATATTTATAATTATGGAACAAAACGTATTTCTCCTAAAGATTGTTTCTTTTTGTAACGCATTTTCAAGCAAAAATATATATATATAAAATTGACTTAAATAACTATCCCTATGAAGGGTATAATGCCCAAGAAAGTTGTAAAGTCCGATCCTGCTCCTGCTACCCCTGCTCCTGTAGCAGAGACGGTTGTTGTCCCAGTCGTCCCTGAGGTTGTCAAGGAGGACGATCTTACCTCGGCCTATTCCGAGGTAACCGCCAAGCTTTCATCTGTTCGCCAGCAGATGTCTTCCCTCATCCTTGAGTTCAAGACTCTCCAGAAGCGTGCTGAGCGTGAGCTCAAGGCTGTACAGAAGTCCAGCAACAAGCGCAAGCAGCGAAATGCTACTCGCGCACCAAGCGGATTCGTAAAGCCCACCCTCATCAGTGATCAGCTTGCCGAGTTCCTTGGCAAGGACAAGGGCAGCCTCATTGCCCGCACCGATGTAACCCGTGAGATCAACGCCTACATCCGCGCCAACAAGCTCCAGGATCCTGCCAACGGTCGCAAGATCAACCCTGATGCCAAGCTCAAGAAGCTTCTCACCCTTAAGCCTACCGATGAGCTCACCTACTTTAACCTTCAGCGGTACATGAGCCAGCACTTCCAGAAGACGGTAAAGATTGTTGTATAAGAGGATCCAAATAATTAAAATCTTCAGACAAAATCATAAATTCTTTTCTGTCTAGCGTGACGAGACGTTTCTCTACTACTAACCAATGATAAAACGATGCCTTTCCAGATTTTATGAATTGGTTATACCATTTCATATAATCATAAATTGTATAGGAAGATTCGGAATAATCTGTACCTGATAAGATACAGATCATTTGAAAATCTTCTACGCTAATATGCAACGCTTTCAACATGTGCTCTAATTGATAAAGTGTGGCCGTTCCATCCTGTAGATTCAGTTGCCGAAGTACGCGGGAACAACCGTAGACGAACATATCCATGTCATCACTCATACAGTACTGGGCGAGCCCTTGATGCATCATGCGCGCACATACTTCATCGGCTTCATGGGGTGCTTGAATGTAGCGAACCTCGCGACTATCCATGAGAGATTTGATGGACTCTACGTCACGTTGACTTACCCGAATAAATGTTTTTTTGAGTTGCTGGAGTACTTCTGGTGTTTCCGTGTGAAGAACCTGTTGGTATTGATCCCATGCGATTTGTTTTTGTTGTTGACGTTTTTGTAAGGTATGTTTTTTATTTGTCTTTGGTTTTCCATCAAAGACAAAAATGGGATGAATGGAATGACTTTGAAATAAATCTAAAAGTTGGGTCATGGACGTCACGAGCGAATCTACCGATTTAAATTTATAAAGATATATAGAGGTATCTACGACTACGGTGGAATGAGATAATGTACCCAGCAAAATGGTACAGATACCGTGAGTGCACTTCTTGGTCAAGTAACTATTCAAATAGCGAATTCCCATCTACCGTTTGACGTTTAAAAAAAGAATCAATTTTTAAATAGAAATTTGTCTAGTGTGGTCCGAACACAGTATAGGCGATGTAGCACGATACCAATTAGAAAGAAGCCTATCAGGGTGTACCAGAATGGCCATTTGAATACATAAGAGAGAAACCATGCACCAAGAACGGTCATGATGCAATCGGCAATGGCGATGCCTAACACATGCGTATGAATTCCTTGCCCTGGAATACCTAAAGCATCTTTGTATTGACAAAGCATATAGTATGGATATAGAATGTCCTCATTGCCAACAAAAGATTTGGATTGAACAACTCAATTGTGGTATTTTTCGGTGTGGTATGATCAAAGAAACGGGAAACCAGGTTCCACCACACGCTACAAAAGAAGAATGTGACGCATACCTCATACAAGGTATTTATGGATGCGGTAAACCGTTTCAAATCGTAGAAGGTAGAGTGACCGTATGTGGCTACTTGTAGGGGCAAGCCCCTACGACCCCATAACATTGAATAATGGGGTTTATAGGGTTGTAGGCGCAGCCTACCCGGTGAAGCTGGAAGCTTCGGTGCGGAACCGTAGGTTCTGCTTCGCTTTACTTTGATAGACACATAACGACTTATCTATAGGAAATAATTCTCTACATAGATCACGAAATAGAGTGGCATTGAATTCTTTTATTTTTTGAATCATTTGTTTCTTGGTTAATGGTTCATAGACTGCATAATAATCTACAAAATCTTTCATCGTGTTATATTTATAGTGCATTGTTTTATGTATTCCTTCAATGTATTCTTCTGTAACTAATTCAGATTGATAACGCCGTAGCGTATCCACAAGACAATCAAACGTTTTGACAGCATTCTTTGTTTGTACGTTTACTTCTATCTTTGATACGACGCCACAGTTATTTGGTGTACATTCAATATCAACATCATAAATGAATTGATTTTTTGTACGAAGTTCATAAAATAATAAATGATGAATCAATAACTCCACATACGGTATAAAAAAACTTTTCTTAGAACAAGGGAACCCTAGATACATGGTTGTACTTTCTTTATCGTAGGGAGTAAATAAAATGTCATGTTTATAAGAAAAACAATTTTCAATCGGCCACTTTTTAGCTGGATGACGTGCAAGTTTCTCTTCAAATAAAGATACAATGGATGGCGAATAATCACCGTACACAATAAATAAACAATTGGCTGGATTAAACGAAGCATAGGCATTTTTGACATCTTCCATGGTCAAGTGATCCACATTTTTTATTTGTAACGGACAATCTTCCATAAATTGTATCCCTTCTGTTTTATAAAAGGCTTTATGAAACACGTTATACATTTCCTGTGTAGGATTATCCATTAAATCAGTCAATTCTTCTACCACTGCCTTTTTTTCTCTTTCTAACGTAGCGTGGTCAAAAGTAGAACAAGTAACAATACTAGAAATATAGTCTACTATTTCAGGCGTATTTTTTTTATCACCCTTTACATAATATTTCATAACGGTATCATCCGTAGACGCATTCATGTACCCGCCTTGTTTATTCCAAAACGTAATACAGGATCCTTTGCATTTTTTCCATCCATCCGTCAAAATGTGTTCCAGTAAATGGTTTACTCCCGAGTTCCGTTTCGTTTCATGCACAAAGCCAGAGTGAACAATCGCTTCTATATGAATGACTTTGGACGGTTCATGGATAAATAGAAACGGATATCCATTTATTTTTTTATTCATACGTTAACGTGAGTTTTGTTTTCATGGAATAAGAAGCATGAATTCTACCATCACGCAAATAGGATTCATCCCATACATCAATATCCTCCTTGGATGTATTACTGGTCAATATAAGAATTACTTTTTTGTAAAAGATCATATCGTCTAAAAAGGACGACCATGTAGATTTATTGTACACTGAAATCGGAATCTCTACGTGTTTTTGAAACTTGTTTTTATGAATAGATTGAATCATCGTATCTACTTCTTCCATTACCAAAATGAGTGGTTCATCATCGCGCTGTACGTCTACAATCAACGTAGACAATTGATCACCTGGATCCGTTGGATTAAACGAATGACAATAAAATCCTTTTAATTCTTTAGCTAACAGATACCCCATGGAACTCTTTCCCGCACCCGTCACACCATGCAAAAACACCGTAGCCCGTCCATGCTTGTTATATAAGCTGACAATACTTTTCAAAATCTCTCCTTGATCTCCCAAGGGTGAAATATGTGACAAGTCCATCTTGATTGGTGTATAATACAAGTTTTTATACGTTCCCTTGCGTACATAGACTGTGATAGACGTCTCCTGTACGGGTTCCGTGTTTAGTTGCATGGAAACACCGGGCATGAAAATCAATTGCTTGTACATGGATGGATACGTAAGTAAATGTACCTCATTGTCTTTGATAAATCCAAAGTAGTGGCGGCCCGCAAAGTAGCCAAAGGGTATATCTTTGTCTACATGTTTGATGAAAGGGCTAATGATATGGGGTGCTATTTTACGTAGGATGGATGACGTTAATTCACGATTATCTGAAATCATATAGTACTTGATTTGAAAGAAGGATAAAAACACCATCATAAAATACATTGGATTGATTGAACATACAATGTATCCAATCATAATTTCATAAGCGGACAACATGGTTTACCATAAAATCATAAAATCTCTATCAATTTTTTTAAAGTATTTTTTCTATACTGTCAATGGCCTCTTCCGTCAACGTAGGGAACTGAATGTCAAACCCAATGATGAGTTGACCTACTTGTCCTTCGCGTTTCATTCCCATGCCTGGTATGACTTTTTGGTACGTTGGATGTATCAAATTTCCCTTTGCATTTTGTATTTTATACGTTTTTCCTTGTAAATAGGCAAGTTCAAAGGTAAAGCCACACAAAGCCTCTTTCAACGTAATGGTTTGCGTATAACATAAATCTAAACCTTTACGTACAAGAGTATGCGGTGAAACTTGTATGAGGATACGAACATCACCCATGGCACCATCTGGACCCATATGTCCCTTATTCATCAGAAGCATACATTCATTAGAATCTATCCCTGGAGGAATGTCCACGTAACAGGTTTCCGTTTCTAATTCTTTGATATGATTTCTGTGTATCCATCGTTCTATTTTTACAGGTACTTTACATCCGGTATAGGCTTGATCTAATGTAATGGATACAGTCATGGTGAGGGGTGGTGGCTTCATAATGT